TCACAGGGATCCGCCGAACTGTTGACGATGATTGTGCGTTCCATGGGAACTTTGCGTCCGATCGGCTCGCGCGGGCGGGAACTGGTGCTCGCGCGTCAACTCGAAGAATGCGTCGTCGGTGATTCCTGACGCGGGGACGGCTTCGCGCTGAAAGACATCTCCGTCCGCGCCAAGATGCCAGGCGAGAGAGGCGAGGCTGGAATAGGTGGAGGAGAGAAATGTCTTGAGTGCCGCCTGATTTTCGGCGTCGCTCGACCGGAGGAGGTCGGCGGAGAAGAGTTCTTCCACGTGGCCGTGGAGGTTGGATCGTATGCGTGGCATGGACATCTGTCGCTCCTCGTCGTCTCCGCCAGCAGCGATCGCGCTGCGGCTGCAATGTGTCGTTCATCTGAAGACAACATCTTTCACAACACTGATAATGTCAACACGATTAATGTTGTTTGTGACGTCTCCGCGCGAGCTTCAGCGCCCAGGCTTTGAGTGAACATGGCTGGTCAGACCCTGCCCGGACCTGCGGAGAGCGCCTAGGTGCGGATCAGGCGAAAACGTCAGGCGTTGCCGGCGAGTGCGATATAGTGGACTGAATGGACGGTGCGGGCTTCGAAGCGCAGTTCTTTCTGCGGATTGAACTGCTCGAGCACCAGTTCGGAACTGTTATGCCGGACGAATTTCTTCACGTAGGCGAGCAGGGCGCCGCCCTCTTCCAAGCGGATCTGGGCGATCACATAGTCGCCCTTCCTGACGCGGCGTTCGGGGTCGACGAAGCATACTTCGCCGTCCTCGTATCGCGGATACATGGAGTCCCCAGATACTGAGACAGCATAAGCGCCAGTAATTTCCGAGAGAATGGGCGGGGCCAGGACTTCGTACAACACGGTACCATTCATCAAAAACTCACCATCTACACCGCCGACGGCCTGGCCGAAGACAGGTATTTTCTTGCCCTGTCCGACCACTTTGGTGGGAGGGCCAGCGTTCGGCGGGTCGACCACTCCCGATTCGGGGGGCGGGATCGGAGCGCCGATCCCTGCGCCCGCTGCGTCACCCATGAGCCAAACGGGATCGACGTTGAACTTGCGCGCGTACATCTTGGCCTCGGCAAACTCAAATTCGTTTTGGCCGTTCTCATGGGCGCGATAGGTCGAAGCGACGATGCCAAGGGCGTTCGCCGCATCGGAGGCAAAGCGGTAGCCCGCCTTGATGCGCGCCTGCCGCAGTCGTTCAGCTTTTTCATTCATGACATGGGACATAGCAACATGAATAACACAAATCATGTTGACATGGCAACATGTATGATGTCATTGAGTGTTTGCCAGACAAAGGAGCCGAGCGCCTATGAACAACCCATATCCGATCTCCGAGGGGGAGGACGCGATTGCCCAGCGCGCCATCGAGCATCGTGGGGCGTCCCGGAGCGACCGACCTTCGAGCGCAGCATTTGCCGCCTGCGGGTGGTCGGGACGCTAAAGCGCGCCGCGTTCAAGCGACTTCACGCGGCGCGCTTTAGGTCTTTGTTTTTGTGCATGTCGTTATCCCAAAACCGCTGCACATTTTTGGGCGAAATGCATTAGAGGAGGAAACGCATGACGAACTCGCAACTCGCAAGGCAACACCGGCATTATCTCGCGGTGCGCGAGCGACTGGTTGGCGCTACGGGAGTGCCCAGCCGATCGGCTGCGATAGCCGAACTCGAAACGCAGGTGGTTGAACTCGCCACGGAGAATGCCGCAAAAACACGGCGAATCGCTGCATTGGAGGAGGATTTGGCCGACGCGGAAGCACGACTGCTTGCGCAGGCTCAAATGCTGCTTTCCGGCACGCTTGCGGATGACAGCGACGCCGAAGCGAATGACGAGCGATCGTCGATCGAGGCGATCGTTGCCGCCGTCCTTGTGGATTTCCCAGGGGTGACATGGGCGGACATTATCAGCGTGCGGCGCGATCGCCGGCTGGTGAAGCCCCGGCACGCCTGCATGCGCGCGGTGTATGAGAAACGCAAGGATTTGTCGCTGCCGCGGATCGGCCGCATCTTTCATCGCGATCATACGACGGTACTCGCGGCGGTGAAAGGCTCGGCTCCCTAGTCCGTGTCCCCTTAACAGAGTTTCGATTTCCCATATCCCAGGCTGACACGCCGCCGGCCCGTGCCGAGGCCGTCCGCGAGGACAGAAATCGGCTGCCCATTTTTCTCGTTCCGATATCGAAAGGAAAAACACATGATGAGCAAGGCTCAGAAACTTCGCGCAAAGCGCAAGGCGCAACTTGGGCGTCCGCGCAAAGCCGACGCCGAACGCTTCGCCTGCGGCAAGATCAAGCCCGACTGGTCAAAGCGGGAGAGCGAGAAGGAGGCAATGGCGGTGGCGCTTGCGGCGCGGAAGCGCATGCACGGGCTCGAAACGAGCAGCAGCTTTGCCGGCTACACGCTGGGACGCCTGTTCCTCGACGGGCGGATCACGGAAGCGCAGCGGGAGGCGGGCGATGACTATGCGAGGGCGATGGCGCGATACTATCACCTGACCGGCATCCCTTTTCCAAGCGTCCGCGCCCAAGCGATCGATCGGGTGCAGGGACATGCCCCCGAAACGAACGAGGAGCGCCATCGTCAGATCAAGCGGGCCACAGATAGAATGATGCGGCTCGAAGGCGTGTTGCTCGGGTGCGACGAGGGGCGGCAGGTCAAGACGACCGTCTTCAATGTCTGCGTGATGGACTATGAAGGCCTGCGCATGATGCCGGAGGCACAATTGCTGTGGCTAAAGCGGGGATTGAATGCCCTCGTCTTCGAAAAGGGCTTGCGCGAACACGGGGAGGGAGCGTATTCGTTTGTTTCGAAATAGGAATAATATCCTATCATGCGCGGGGCCAGCAGCGAAAGACTTTGTGACGACTTTTCGGTGCCGCGAAGGCCGACTTTTGCGGAAATGCGGGAGCGTCGCGATCGGCGGCGTGAGTCCGGGGACGCGGCCGGAGGCAACGCGTTCGAGGCGATACTGGCCCTGCACGGATTTCTCCGTCTGCAGGCATTTCCAATGCCATTCTGCCTGGTTGCGGCGGCCGGCATCCGTCAACGGCGATCGGAGCGATCAACACTTCGTGATTGTTCTCTACGCACCGGCACAAAAGCGGAATTCAGCCATTCTCTCTTACGAAGGGATGAAAGATCCTATGAAAGGTGAAGGCGATGAAGAGGCTAGCAGTCATTGCCCTGTCGCTGGCGACGGCGATGAGCAGCGTTCCACCGCCCGCAGGGGCGTTTCCCATCATGCCGACGATAAAGTCAGAAGCTGCCGATGTTCAGCGGGTGCAGTTTTCCTACGAGCGGGGTGAAGAATTCAAAGGCGGCCGGTGCCGATATCCTTGTTTTCGCGGGCGCGATTATCGGCGCGGACATTATAGCAACCGCTACTATCGGAACGGGTACCGGCGCCATCACTACCGACACTATGATGATGACGACGACGATATCGGCGCGGTGTTCGGCGGTCTTGCTGCCGGAGCAATCATAGGCGGACTGCTCGCGCAGCCGCGATACTATTCAGCGCCACGATATGCAGGCAGCGATCCCCACACCCGTTGGTGCTATTCGCGCTATCGGTCTTATCGGGCCTACGACAACACGTTCCAGCCCTATTATGGTCCGCGCCGGATCTGCGTTTCACCCTATCTGTGAGCGTATGACCGAGTTTCCCCTGACTGTCGCTGTCCGCCCGAGAGGCGGGCAGGACAGGTCTGTTGGCGCCGCTGAACGGAAATGGACACAATGCCGGGAACATTCTGCTAGAATGCGTGTCGGGGGTGCGTGCTCCGGCGCAGCGCCTCTGAGGCACATGACAGGGCTTTACGAGAGAAGTCGGCGATAGTGAAAACACCATCAATTATCGCTTTGGCATTTGTGAGTGCCGTGGCAGGTGCTCCGCCGACGGCTGCTCAGACATGTATCGGCGTTTGCGGTGGGCCCTCCAAGCACGAACTCTTCGTCGAGCGACAATACAGGGACTTCGTGCTGCCGCGCTATCCAAGCTATGGCACGCGCTATCAAGCACAAAGGCCCGACATCGGCATTGGCCCAGGGGCCACGGTGGGCGGGCCTCTGCCCGGGGCAGCCGGGACACGCATTCGACCACGCCGCGAGATCCGCCTCGACTTGAACGCCCATCTGCGCTGGTGTATCGAGCGCTACGCTTCTTACCGTCCGGACGACAACAGCTTTCAGCCGTTCAACGGCCGGCGCCGCCAGTGCAATTCGCCCTACGACTGAGGTGCGCAGCAGGAGCCCGGCTGTGCCTCAGCCCTGTCTCTCGAGCAGTTTCTTCGCGGCGTGGGCTGCAGCTTGCGCCTGAAGCTGGCTACCAAACTCACCCTGGGCGGGATAGGTCACCCCGCGATAGGCAAGCACGTAGGCCCAACGGCCGTTCATTCGCTTCTCGACCCTGATCGTCGCAGCGGGCTTCTTGTCAGAACTCAAGGCAGCGCTCCCTCGCGTCTACTGCGCGTTTCCTTCAATCGGGTCGATTCAAGAATAAAACAGGCAGGGAATCAAAGTGCTACAGCGACCGTGTGCGTCCGAAGAAGACACGCACGGCGCCATAGTGCCGGCCAGGTGGCTCGGCGCGAGTACCTTGCGCATCCGTTGTCGAAAGGCAAGGGCGAGAGGTCGAGCGAGATGTCGTGGTTGCTATTCTATTGTCCTGGCCGGGCCGAAGCGCTCCATAACGAAAGACGTCTGGATGGCGGGGGCTTGCAGGCGGCTGGTCTTTTCAAGCTTCAGAGTGAGTTGTTCGGCTGGCGGCGTGCGCTGCCAGGTCGTGGAGAGAAACAATGCAGCGCCGGCGATAAATCCGACCGCGACATAGATCCAATGGTTCCGCATGTGAATGACTCCTTCTCCCGCGAAGGCAATGCATTGGGGGCCTTGCTGGTTCCCGGCGCGGCCGGGACGCGGGCAATATGGTTAGGTTCTAAAATGGCTGCGGATCGCACCGCTTATTGTCAGTCTGCTTAAATAAGGCCGTCAGTTTTCACGCGTGGCGCTGACAGCTCGGCACTCAAATGATAGTACGGCTCGTCCTCAGCGAGCATTGGTCCGGTATCCCCAAATGGTGCGAAGCCGGAGCGTTTGATGGCGGCATGCAATTTGAAGCGTTCTTCTAAAGACCTAGGCCCAGCCCTTGTGCATCAGCACTAGGAGGATTGAAACAGAGCCCAAAGTATTATGCAAGTAGTTTGTAATATACGTTTGTATAATAGTACTTAATGCCAGGTTTTCCGTGCACCATCGTCGGGACGTGCCTAAGAAGGCAACGAACGGTTCGAGACCGTGGTCGCGCCGGGTCCCCGCACATTTTCTGTGGCTAAGAGGCGAAGGGGTGTCTTTCCGCTGTTCCGGCACTTGCGCGATCGACGCCGCCGGGTTATTCCATAAATCAGCGATAGGAATTTTATCCTCAATCGCCAACAGGTGCCGGCACTTCGACCCGGCAATGGGCAGCAGTCCACCCCCTGCGCAGTTTCTTCGATCAGTGCTTCGGTGACCGGCGCGTCTCTAGTCTAGACGCCGCGGCGCCGTATACGGCCGGCGGTGCGCCTCCACGTCGACCCCCGAATCCGCCTGGCGGTTCGGAGCAACACGACGTGGCTCGTTCGATGCATGCTGCACGCGAGCTATGGCAGCATCGCCGGCCGGACAGACTGCGTGGTTCTTGGGGTAGAGTGAATAGCGCATCGGACTCAGACGCCGGCCCTGGTGGGGTACATGTGTGGTCGCGCCGCGGCTCCAACATGTTGAAGTCGCATTGACAGACGAACGCCGATACATCTCTTTTGGGACACTAACTGGTCTTTACCTGCATGCGCCCGGTCCGGGCTTACACAGATCCTCAACCACGATGACCAACTTGCCGAAGGGGGTTACGCCTTTGCCGCCCCATATCTCGGGTCGGTAGTAAAGAGGGGCAACGCGAGGGTATCCTCTCTCAAGACGCACGTCGGAGAAGCCGTTGCGGAAGACGCAGCAGGGCCCGTCCTCCGAGGGATCGAAGCGAAAGCTGAGCGAATAGCTGGGATCCGACAGGTCACGCAACTCGATCATGTGCTCGGCGATCGGAATGAAACAGCGATATTTGTCATCGCACCAACTGGTCGTGTGCTCAAAGGTTCTGTCCGCCTTTTGCAGCCAGGCCTTGACGAAATAGCGTGGATTGCCGGATTGACCCGCGAAGGCGCAGGCGGTCGAAGCGGCGATGAAAATGGCGGCTGCAAAGATTTGGCGCATGTTTACCTGTCGACGTCGAAAGGCTCGGTTGAAGAGCGTGTGCGGGTCATTTGCCGTTCAATTTGAGTCGCGATTCTGGCACAATTATGGGTGGCGATCTGCCGAATTACACGCACTCTAGGCGCCAGCGTTTTGGCGCCGCGGACGGTGAAGAAGGCAAGCGGGGGCCGCAATGGTGGATCATGAAATCGAGCCGTCTACAGAAACCGCTTACGACTTGGCGGTCGCGGAGGGGCTGGCTTCAAAACAGCCTGCTAACGGACGTGGCCGGCTCGGGGGTGCATTCCTCGATGCTGTGCAGGCGGATTTCGCTGCGCATGGCGCCGGCGTGATCGCCCGCATTCGCGAGGAGAAGCCGGAGACGTACCTGAAGCTCGTTGCTGCGATCACGCCCAAGGATCTGAGCGCAACCGCGAATGCCATGGATGGGCTTTCGGACGAGCAGCTTATCGAGCGGATTCGCGCACTGGATACTGTCATCCGGCCGTTGATCGAGGGGAAAGCCCGAACGCGCCGACCAAAGCGACTGGTCAAAGCAGACCGGTAAGGCTTCGCTTCCGCGCTCAGACCGGGAGGGAATGATTAGGCGCTGCGCCGCGGTTTGCGCGCGGCGCTAGGCTTTCCTGGGGCTCAGCGCGCGGGAGACGCGGCGGCCGTGACCTGTTCGCTGCTCGAAAAGATAATGACTGCGAACAGAAGCACGCCGGCGAAGGCGATCAGCGAGGAGGCGGCGACGATTGGCTCCATCGCGGCATTTCCCGACAGCATCAGATAGAGTGACGGGATCAAGACGGTGACGCCGAAGGTGTAGACGGCGTACTGGACCATGGCCAGGCGTCTTGCTGCCTTCTGCGGATTGAGCGCGTGATAGCCGCCGAAGATCGCCATCGTGACCCAGCCGAGCAGGTTTGCATGTGCGTGTGCGCCGGTGGCGGCATGGTTGCCGGAGATCGACATATGAAGTCCGATCGAGATGCCTAGGATCAAAAAGATAATCGCTGTCTTGAAATAAAGATTTGCAATACGCGGCATTTGGATTTCCCCCTGTGTTACCGGAAGAACATTAGCATGTTCTCAAATTTCTGAGAACGAAACGATAGGAATGCCTTTTGAGCCTCCTGGCTGTTCCCGACGGCACAATTCGGACGAGGCTGCGGGCTTGCTCAAGTGTTTCCGCCTTTGCTGGCGCATTTCGGGTGGGAGACGCGGGACCCGTTGAAGGGAACCAATAGAGACCTTCCGGCATTCGATAAGGTGTGGAACCGTTGCAGCGCGTCGTCGTCTTTCCGGACGCGAGGAAATCGCTGCAGTAACTTGAATTGCTGCATGATCCTGTCGCCAAAGCAGTGAATCGTGCAGCGGAGGATCGCGATATGCTTGGAACCGTCCTTCTCGTTATTTTGATCCTGCTCCTGATCGGCGCCGTACCGGCCTGGCCCCACTCGGCCAGCTGGGGTTATGGCCCTTCCGGGCTTCTCGGAGTACTCGTCGTCGTGCTGTTGATCCTGTTGTTGATGGGCAGGATATGACGCTGCGGCGGGCCCTCTCATCGGAGGCACCCGCCGGCTTCACCAACTCGCGCCATCGATGAGGCGATGCGGGATATCCTCCCAGACCGAGCGATCGAACATTCGCAGGTTCACGCCCATCTTCGTCGCGTTGCGACCGATCGGCGACCAGTGGGTGATGCAGCCGCAGATGCTGCAATGGAACATGGTAAGCGTCTTGTCGCCCTGGACATAGCCGACGAGGCGCTTTTCTTCATCGCTGACCGTAACGTCGCTCGGGGCGTAATAGCCCCAGAGCCCGCCAAGCCTGCTGCAGAGCGAGCAATTGCAATCACCAAGCGTTTCCGGACGGACAGGCACGGTGATGCGAACCGACCTGCAATGGCAATGACCTTCTATCATGCTTGCACCCTCCTGTCTGGCGCGGAACGCGCTATTCGCGCGTAGTCATTATTAGGCTTATCCAATTGCAGTCCAGCGACGACGTGCTTGGCCGAGCGGTTGCCGAGGCAAACGGCGCGGGCTCCAACTTTCTCCAGAAAATCAGGACATCATCACGGATGACTTCACCCGGCACATCCGGCGGCGCGTTCGAACTGTCGGCGGTGCTGAAAGAGCAGGTGACGCTGTTGGCGGAGCTCGAACGTCGGCGGCGAACCAATATCCTTGCAGACTACCGCCCCTATCAGAAGCAGCGGGATTTCCACGCGGCGGGCGCGGCCTATCGCGAACGCCTGTTCATGGCCGGCAACCAGCTTGGCAAGACTCTGGCCGGTGCAGCGGAGGCGGCGATGCATCTGACTGGCCGCTATCCCGCCTGGTGGAAGGGCAGGCGGTTCGACAGGCCGATCGTGATGCTTGCGGGCTCGGAGTCGCACGAGTTGACGCGCGACGGCGTGCAGCGGCTGCTTATTGGGCCGCCGCACAACGACGAGGCGTGGGGCACCGGTTTCATTCCAAAAGCGACGATCAATACCACCGCGCGGCGCTCCGGCACGTCCGGCGCGCTTGACAGCGTGACGGTGCGGCATGCTTCCGGCGGCACTTCGGTACTGCTTTTCAAGGCTTACGAACAGGGCCGCGGCAAGTGGCAGGCGAATACGGTGGATTATGTCTGGTTCGACGAGGAGCCACCGGAGGATGTCTATTTCGAGGGCATCACCCGTACCAATGCCACCGGCGGCTCGATTGCACTGACCTTTACGCCGCTCAAAGGCCTGAGCTCCGTGGTCGCCCGCTACCTCATGGAAAAATCGCCGGATCGCGCGGTGATCACCATGACGATCGACGATGCGGAGCACTACACGGCCGAGGAGCGACAACGGATCATCGATAGCTACCCCGCGCATGAGCGGGAGGCCCGCACCAAGGGCGTGCCGGCGCTGGGCTCGGGGCGCATCTTCCCGGTCCTGGAGGAGGCGATCTGCGTCGAGCCCTTCGAACTCCCCCGGCACTGGGTGCAGATCGGCGGACTTGACTTCGGCTGGGATCACCCGTTTGCGGCGACCGGCTGCGCCTGGGACCGGGACGCCGACGTCTTCTATGTGACGCGGATCTATCGGGAGCGCGAGGCGACGCCGATCATCCATGCGGCGGCACTGAAGCCCTGGGGCGCGTGGCTGCCCTTCGCGTGGCCGCATGACGGACTGCAGCATGACAAGGGAAGCGGCGACCAGCTTGCCGCGCAATACCGTGCGCAGGGGCTCACGCTTCTTCCCGAACGGGCGACCTTCGACGACGGCACCAATGGCGTCGAGGCGGGGCTTTCGGACATGCTGCAGCGGATGCAGACCGGGCGCTGGAAGGTGTTTTCCACCTGCGCGGAATGGTTCGAGGAGTTCCGACTCTATCACCGCAAGGACGGCCGGATCGTCAAGGAACGCGACGACCTGATCTCTGCCTCGCGCTACGCACTGATGATGAAGCGCCATGCGCGCGCGAACAACGGCAACACAAACTGGAATTTTACCGCCCGAAAGGTTCTCTGATGGCCGTAATGACCGATGAACGCCTGTGCGCCCTTGTGAGCGAGCTGGTGAAGGACTGCGAAAACTATCGCGACGAGCTGGCGGTCGATCGCATCAAGGCGATGGAATATTACGACGGCACGATGAAGGACGTGCCGGCGGACGCCAACCGCTCGAAGGTCGTCTCGCGCGACGTGCGCTCCGCAATCAAGAAGGTGCTGCCTTCGCTGATCCGCACCATTCTCGGCAATGACAAGGTGGTGGAATACGCGCCGGTCAACGAGGGCGACGAGGCGGCGGCGGAGCAGGCGACCGACTACATCAACTATGTCGTCTTTCCCGAAAGCGACGGCTACGACGCGGTGCAGGACGCGGCGCACGACGCGCTGAAGCTCAGGAACGGTGTGATCCGCTGGTGGTACGAGAAGGAGGCCACCGTTCAGGTCTCGACGCATACGGGGCTTGACGAGGCGGCGCTGATCCAGCTTGTCGGCGACGACGCGGTGGAGGTGCTCGAGCAGTCGCAGACGGTCGAAACGCTGGAAACGCTACAGGGTCCGGTCGAGCAGCCGCTTTATAGTGTGAAGATCCGCCGCCGCATCGAGCAGGGCACGCCGCGGCTGGCGGCGGTGCCTTTGGAAGAATTCCTGATCCATCCGGATGCGATCTCGATCGAGGATAGTTCGATCACCGGCATTGCCACGCGCATGCGCCGCACCGACCTGATCGCGATGGGTCACGACCGGGATCTCATCGAGAGCCTGCCGGCTTCAACCGGCGACAGCGGCCGCGACGACGAGGAATTCACCCGCCGACGCGGTGCCTTCGAGGCGAAGGACGCGGTGCCGAAGGCGCTTGAGGAGGTGGACTATTACGAGCTCTACGTGAAGGTGGATGCCGACGACGACGGGATCGCGGAGCTCCGCCGCATCGTGCTCGCCGGCGGCACGGGCGAGGAGCACCTCATCTCCAACGACGAGTGGGACGAGGTGCCCTTTGCCGACCTGATCGTCGAGCGGCGCCCGCATCAGCGCGAGGGCGGCTCGGTCACCGACGATCTCGCGGAAATCCAGCGGGTGAAAACCGTGCTGATGCGCCAGACGCTCGACAATCTCTACTGGCAGAACAACCAGCAGCCGATTGTCCAGGAAGGCGCGATCGCCAATCCGGAAAGCGTGCTCAACCCGAAATTCGGCCAACCGATCCGCGTCAGCCAGGGCATCGATGCGCGCGCCGCACTCGGCTACACGATGGTGCCCTTCGTCGCGAAGGAATCCTTCGCGATGCTCTCCTATCTCGACCAGGAGGCGACCGACCGCACCGGTATTTCCGACGCCTCGAGCGGGCTGGCGCCGGACGCGCTTCAGAACATGACGGCGCGGGCGACGGCGCTGATCGAGCAGGCGGGGATCGGCCAGACGGAGCTAATGGTGCGCACCTTCGCGCAAGGGCTCAGGCGGGTGTTCAAGGGCCTGCTTCGCCTCGTCATCAAGCACCAGGACCGGCCGCGCGCCGTGCGGCTGCGCGGCCAGTGGGTGAGCTTCGACCCGCGCCACTGGAATGCCGAGATGGACGCGACGGTGAATACCGGGCTCGGCGCCGGCACGCGCGAACGCGACATGATGATGATCCAGATGATCCAGCAGCTGCAGGAGAAGCTGCTGATGACCCTGGGACCGGACAACCCTTATGTCTCGCCGGACAACCTCTACAACGGCATCGCCAAATCGGTGGAGGCGGCGGGGCTGAAATCCCCCGACCTCTACTTCACCAAGCCTTCGCCGGAGGAGATCCAGCGGCGGATGCAGGCGAGTGCGAACCAGCCGAACCCGGAAATGCAGAAGCTCAAGATGCGGGCGCAGGCGGACGCCGAGAAGGCGCGGCTTTCCGCGGAAACCGACCGGCGGAGACTGGAGATCGAGCGCGAGCTGAAGCTTGCCGAAATCCAGCAGAAGGGCGCCTTGAAGCGATACCAGATCGACGCCGAACTGAACCTAAAACGCCAGCAGAGCATGGCGGAGGCAGTGAGCGGCGAGCCGGTAACGGCGGTTCATATCGGAGGACTATCGGGATGAGAAGTTGGGGGTTGAAACCTGCCGCGCCTCAGAATATGGCTACCGCATGAAAAACGTTCGCTACCTTTGCTTGTTCTTTGCTGCGTTTCCGCTCATCCTTTCGTCTTGCAGCGAATCGACTATGCCAGCGGCGGGCGCACGCGCGTCGGTCAAAGTCCAAGCACCGGCAATCAAAACGGCAGCCAAGCCGGATCCCCGACAATGCTCGACACCGGCCCAAGTCTGCCCCTATGGCACCGGTCCCGCCGGTGAGCCGTGCTCCTGTTGGGCAACTGACGGCACGCCGGATGTAGGCGTTACGACGATAGGCGCGAAGGTTTCCCTCGAGTCGCGCTAACAAGATTGACTGGAGGCGCCTGGTTGCCTTCGTGGTAGCAAAACAGAGGACGCTTCCGTCCGGCTCGCACTCCCGTGCAGCCGTGGGTGCCTCCGCTACACCCCTCACGAGCAACTAATAAAGAATCGAACAAGAAACAGTCCTGCCGTGTGCCCGGCTCGGTTGGTCCGTCGGGCTGCTCCCAAGAAAGAGCACTGAGATGAAGGCAGAAGAAAAACAGTCGGCGGCGCGGGCGCTTCTCGACAATCCGCTGTTCGAGCGATTGATGGAGGAGTTGGAGGCGGCGGCCATCAACGGCTGCATCAACGCGAAACTCACGGACCACGAAGCGCGGGCCGCCTTCGCGGCAGAAGCGCGGGCGGTCCGCAACTTCTGCGCAAAGCTGAAGTTCCTAGCGGAGCAAGCCAAAGCCGAAGGCACGAACGCCCCGGTGTGAAGGAGTGCATCGGCGGCAGGGCTGCCTCCCTGATGCGCCTCGTTGTCAAACTGATTCATGAATTCGGGGCAGCATTCTGAAATCTCTCGAATTTCTCGGTGCGGGAGTACGCGAAAGCGGCACCTCCGCTCCGAATCTCTCGCAAGAGGTCTTTCCATGATTAACAATAGTGCCAACCCGCCTTCCGGCGGGAGCAAAGCTGTTGTCGACCCGCATGAGTCCGCAAGCATCGACAACCTCGACTTCTGGGAGCCGCACCAGGCCAACCCGCACGACGAGGAAGAGCGGGACGGCGAGGGGGCTGTAGACTACGCGCACGAGCGAGACGAGGCTGACGCCGAAGGCGACGAGCCAGCCTTTCCTGATGAGCAGGAGGCAGCCAACGAAGCCGAGGACATGATGGTCACGCTCAAGGGCGGCGAAGAGGTTCCGCTCGAGGAGTTGAAGCTCGGATACATGCGGGATCGCGATTACCGCAACAAGACCCAGGATCTCGCCAACCGCGGGCGGGCCCTGGAAAGCATGAGCAGCAGGGTCGCCGCAACTGCCCATGCCGTCGCGGAACTGGTGGCGGCTCAGATCCCCGATGAGCCACCGGAGGAACTGAGGCTCTACGATCCGCAGACCTATCAGCGACAATGGGCGCTGCACCAGGCGGGGCTGGAACAGCTTGCGCGGGTGATGGCGCTTGGGGATGAGTCGGCGGGCGTTGCAGGGGAGCTTCGGGCCGCGGCGAGCGAGGAGAGGCTGGAGACGGAAAATGCCAAGCTCCTTGAAGCGTTCCCGCAGACGGGGCACGATGAGGGGCGGCAGGCCTTCTTCGCCGATGTTTTCGAGGCGGCGAAGGACCTCGGCTTTTCCGACGAGGAGGTGCGCGAGGTCGTCGATCATCGGCTGTTCAAGCTCGCGCATTACGCTCGCCTCGGCCTGCTTGCGGAACGTTCGCGGGTAAGAGCCTTCCAGAAGGTGGCCGCGGCGCCTGCCGCTGCGCCGCGCATGAAAGCAAAGAACCGGGCGCAGCGGCAGCAGCGCCAAAGTCGCGAGGCAATGCAGCGGCTTGCAAGAACGGGATCGATCCGCGACGCGATGGCGGTCGATTTCGAGTAATCGACAAGCGTTGGTCGAGCGGCAAGCGTTCACGAACCGCTGCTCAGCGATCGCTCGCATTCACCTTCATTCAACACCGTCAACGCTTTCCATGTGCCTGTCCAGGCGCGTGGCGGCGGATCACGTCACCACATAAGGACCATCAGATGACAGTTCTCACCAATACCTTTCAGACGACGCAGGCCGTCGGCAACCGCGAGGAGCTTTCCGACGTGGTGTCGCGGATCACTCCGGAAGAGACCCCCATCTACTCACTGATCGAAAAGGGCAAGTGCACGACCTATCACCCGGAATGGGAGACGGACGAACTTGCCGCGCCCGGCGCAAATATCCGTGAGGAAGGCGAGGAATACGCCTTCGGAGCGATCACCCCGCCGATGCGGCTTGGTAACTACACCCAGATCATGCGCAAGGACTGGATTATCTCCGCGACACAGGAGGTGACGGCTGAGGCTGGTAACGTGCAGAAGCGGAAATATCAGAAGCTGAAGAAGGGCGTCGAAATTCGCAAGGACGTGGAGTTCGCGATCGTCGACACTAACGCAACGGTCGCTGGCAGTACCCGTGAATTCGGCTCGCTTAGCACTTGGACCATTAGCAACGTCTCTCGCGGCGCCGGTGGCGCAAATGGCGGCTTCAGCGCGGGCACCGGTCTGACGGTGGCGCCGACCGACGGAACGCAGCGTCCCTTCACCAAGGCGATCCTCGATACTGTGATGCAGCAGGGCTATCAGAACGGCGCCAACTTCCGCCACGTCTCCGTCTCTCCGTATGTGAAATCCGTCTTCGTCACCTTCATGTCCGACAGCAACGTCGCGCCTTTCCGCTATGCGGTGTCACAAGGCGGTGAGCGCAACACCATTGTTGCGACAGCGGACTATTACGAAGGCCCGTTCGGGACAGTGATGATTCACCCGAACCGGGTGCAGGCGGTGAACGCCGGAGTCGCCCGTAACGCCTTCTTCATCGACACCGACATGCTCTCGTTTCTGTGGCTCCGCCAGATCCAGGAAGACCGCGAGGTTGCCAAGACGGGCGATGCGGACAAGGGCGTCATCATAGGTGAGGGCACGCTGAAGGTGCACAACGAGAGGGGCCTTGGCGTTGCCGCTGACCTCTTCGGACTGAGTTCCGCCAGCTAGTTCCAGGTTCCAAGTTTCGACTCAAGGTCGGTCCCTGTTCGGGAGAAATGAATGACAGACACAAAGACGACCACGGTACCCGTCAAACTTCTCTATGATACCTGGGCGATTGACGAAGAACGCATTCCTGCTGGCACCGTACTCGACTTGCCAGTCAAGGCGGCGAAGATCTTGATCGCCCAGGGCAAAGCCGAACGCAACGATCCTCTTCCAGGTGACGAGGGATGATTGTACGCGACGGCGACTGGAAGCTCTTCGATCATGATTTTCAGACCGGCCGCTCCGTCTGGGTGATGGAGGACGGCAACAAAACTCATTGGCGGACGGATTATCCGGTCGAGAACCTCGTTCGTCAGAACGAATTCATACGCCATGCGACCGCCGGCAACGCCTTCGGCGAATGGACCAAGGTCGCCTCGATCCCGCTCAATCTCGCCCATTCCGAAAACCTGGTCAGGGCGCATTCCGAAGGCGACGACCGCTATGTGAAGCGGTGGCTCAACGACAGCGACAACCGCGCCTGGCGCAGTTTCGAGGGACATCTATGACCATATCCGACTATGCCTCGCTCCTCGTCGACGCCAGCGACTATTCCGGCCGCGATGACGTCGCCCATCTCTTCCCGCGCTTCCTCGCGCTTGCCGAGCTCAAGCTCAACCGCGTCCTGCGCGTGGCCGACATGGAAAAGGCGGCGACAGTGCCGCTGGCCGAGGGCGACGGCAGCCTGCCGGTGGATTTCCTGGAGGCGCGGCAGGTGCTTGGCGCCGATGGCCGGGCGCTGCGGGCGCTGCCGCTGCAGGAGCTCAGCAGTCACGGGACATCCGCCGGCGCGCCGATCGGCTACGCGATCATCGGCGGCGCCGTCCAGGTACGGCCGAAGGGCAGCGAGGAGATCCGGCTGACGTACTACGCGAAAATTCCGCCGCTGACGGCCGCCGCGCCAAGCAACTGGCTGATCGAAAAGGCACCGGATGTCTATCTCTATGCGCTCGTCGAGGAGATCGCCGTCTGGGAACGCGACGCCGCCAAGGCGGGTGCGGCCGAGGCACTGAAGCGCCAGGCGATGGCCGGGCTCGGGCTTGCCGACGAGCGCCTGCGCTGGGGCAATGCCGAAATCGTCATCGGAGGGCTGACGCCATGACGCTTCTGACCGTGATCAACGAAGTCTCGGACATCGTTTCGCTCGACCGCTTCGACAGCGTCTACGGGACGAACGATCCGAATGCGCAGACGATGGTGGGGCTGGCCGAAGAGGCGGGCGCGGAGATTGCGCGGCGCGCCGACTGGAAGGGGATGCTGAAGACGCATGCCGTTTCCGCTTCGCCGGAGATCCTGCCTGCCGACTATCAGCGGCTGGCACCCGGAGGGCCGGTACGGGCGGCGGACAGCCGCTTCTTCCGACCTATCACCAACGGCGCGCAATGGGCCGTGATCGTCGGCATCGCCTCTGCAGAGCCCTACTGCCACCTCCGCGGCAGGGAGATGCTTTTTTCGCCGGCCGCTTTCGCAGTCGGTGCGACGATCGAATACGTCTCGAAAAATTGGGTACTCGGCGATCCTTACGAGGAGCGGGATACCTTCCGCGCCGACGACGACACGACGCTCTTTCCAGAGCGGCTGTTGAAGAAGGGGCTGATCTGGCGCTGGAAGCGGCAGAAGGGCCTCTCCTTCGAGGACAACCTTGCAGAGTTCGAGGCGGATCTCCTGCAGGAGATCAATGCCGACAGGGGGACATCATGATGACAGTTCGCACGATGTCAGTTCGCCCTGGCCGCCTGCCGCAGACCAATCGCGGGCAGGCAAACATCGGCCGGCCGCAGCCCTCGCAATCGGTTACCTTTCCGGCACCGAAACACGGTCTCGTCACGACCGCTGACATGGCGTCGCAGACCCCGGGCTCGGCCACCGTGCTCACGAACTTCCTGCCGACGCTTGCCGGCTGCAGGATCCGCGGCGGCTCGCGCAAAGTCGGGCTTGCGGCCGGTGGCGGCGCCATCCGCAGCGCCTTCAAATACAAGTTCGGCAGCAACGAAAAGCTGTTCATGGCGACGGAGAGCGCGATCTACGATATGACGGCGCCGGCCGCTCCGCCGGCAGAGACCGCGGCGGCGGTGGGCGGGCTTTCCGGCGGCGACTGGTGCGCCTTCCAGCACACGACCGCCGGCGGCTCGTTTCTCGTTTGCCTCAATGGCGCCGACACGCGCCGTATCTATGACGGCACCACCTGGACGACGTCGCCGACGATCACCTTTTCCGACTCGACCACCATGGCGCAGCTCAACTACGGCTGGCTGTTCAAGAACCGTGAGTTCTTCCTCAAGAACGCGACGCTCGACGCCTATTACCTGCCGGTGAACGCGATCGGCGGCGCGGCTGCCGTGTTTCCGCTTGGCGGGGTGATGAAGAAGGGCGGGTCGCTCATCACCGGCTTTTCCTGGTCGCTCGAAAGCGGCGACGGGCTTTCCGATCTCTGCGTCTTCGTCTCGACGGAAGGGGAGATCGCCGTCTATGCGGGCTCTGACCCCTCCAGCGCCAGCGACTTCGCGTTGAAAGGCGTCTACCAGATCGGCAAGCCGCTTGGAAAAAACGCCTGGATTCGCATTGGCGGTGACGTGCTGATTGCGACTTCGGACGGGCTGACGCCGATGTCGCAGGTGTTTCAGCGCGACCGGCAGGCTCTGACCCAGGTCTCGGCCTCGCGGGCGATCGAGGACGACTGGCGGCGGGCGGCGAACGCCACCGGCTCCGGCTGGACACTGAAGCCCTGGGCCGAGCAGAACCTGGTCTTCGTCGCCTTTCCCGATAACAGCGTCGTCAGCGACAAGACCTTTGTCCTGAATGTGCTCAGCGGGCGTTGGGCGACGATCAGCAACTGGCGGGCCAATTGTTTCGAGACCCTGCAGGGCGGGCTCTTCTTCGGCTCGCGCGAGGGCTATTGCTGGCAGGGCGACACCGGCGGCACCGACGACGGGCTGACCTTCGCGGCAACCTATCTCTCGCAGTTCGCTCCGGTCGGACAGTTCGGTCAGCGGACCGCGGCGACGATGGCGCATATGTATTTCCGCGCCAAGACGAAGCTAAAGGTGCAGCTTTTCGCCCGCGCCGACTTCGACCGAAGGGTGCCGCCCTTCTCCCGGGTGACGGAGGGGGATGAGGCTTCGCCGGAATGGGATGTCGGCCTTTGGGACGTGGCGCGCTGGGACGGTGTGTCGGAGGCGCTGCGCTACGATTTTCGCCAGAACGTGCGTGCGAGCGGCGATATGTTGGCGGTCGGCTGCGTGATCACCTCCGGTGGTGCGGTGAAACTCGACATCGAGGTGGACCTCGCGACGCTGCAAGTGGCGGCGGGGGAGGCGAGCGCTTGAACATCATCTGGGGCGGGGCGGGCGACCCTGCAACCAATCAGGCGATCGCCGCTTTTGTTGCCGACCAGATCGACGGCTGCGAGAGGGGCTTTGCCGACTTCACCACGCTCGGCGTGACGGAAGAGGGCAGGCTCGTCGCCGGCGTCGTCTATCACAACTATTCGCCCGAAGCGGGCGTCATCGAGCTTTCGGCCGCCGCGACCTGCAAACGCTGGCTGACGCGGCCGGTGCTGGAAGCGATGTTCGGCTATCCCTTCGACGAGATCGGCTGCCAGATGGCGGTGCTGCGCGTCTCGGCGGAGAACCGCGGCATGGTCGAGATCGCCCGCCGCTTCGGGTTCAAAAGCCATCGCATCCCCCGGCTTCGCGGGCGGGAGGAGGCGGAAATCATCTTCACTCTGACAGACGACGACTGGCGGGCGCATCCCGTCAATCGAAGGTAGGTGTGCTATCGGAAAATCAAAAGCTCCCACTCCTCCGGATCCGAAGGCAACGGCGGCGGCACAGACCGCCACCAATATCGGCACGGCCGTTGCCAACGGATACATGGGCAATGTCAACCAGGTGACGCCGGACGGCAGCCTCAGCTACAGCTACACGACGCAGAAATGGACCGATCCGCTGAGCGGCAACGTCTATGATCTGCCCGTGGCGACGGCGACGCAGAAGCTTTCGGAGATGCAGCAGAAGATCAAGGATCAGAACGATGTGGCGAGCCTCAACCTAGCGACGCTCGCCACATCGCAATCGAGCCGGCTGAACGATCTCCTCGGCAAGCCGATGGACATATCGAAAGCTCCGGCCGCCGGTGACCCTTCGAGGCTGGCGTTGCCGCAATACCAACAGTTTTCCGCTGGGCCCAGGCTTCAGACCTCCGTCGGCAATGCTGGCAACATCACCCGCAGCTACGAGACGGATTTCGACACGTCAAAATACGAGAATGCGCTGATGGCGCGGCTCAACCCGCAGCTCGAGCGCGACCGCGCGGCGCTGGAGACGCGGCTTGCCAACCAGGGCCTGCAGCCGGGGTCTGAGGCCTATAACCGGGCGATCGACGAGGCGAACCGGACGTCGCACGAGGCCCGCATCGCCGCCGTGCTCAACGCCGGTCAGGAGCAGACGCGGCTCGCCAACCTCGCCAGCCAAAAGGCAAGCTTCGAGAACGCGGCGCAGGCTCAGGCCTACGGGCAAGCGTTGCAGAATGCCGATTTCGGCAACAACGCAAACCAGCAGATGTACCAGAACGGCCAATCGGCGACGGCGGCCAACAATGCGCTCCAGGACCAGAGCTTCAACGCTCAGCAGGCGCAGATCAATGCCCAGAACACCGCGCGCTCGAACTATCTCAACGAGCAATATGCGCAGCGCAACCAGCCGATCAACGAGATTTCGGCGCTGCTTTCAGGCGCACAGGTGACGAGCCCGAATTTCGTGCCGACGCAGGGACAGTCGATCCAGCCGGTCGACTATGCCGGGTTGGTGCAGCAGAACTACCAGAACCAGATGGCGAATTACAACGCCCGGCAGCAGGCGGGCGGCAATCTGCTCGACTCGCTGCTGGGCTTTCTTCCGAAGTCCGACCGCCGCGCCAAGAAGAACATCGAGAAGGTCGGCAGGCTCAAAGGCCACAACCTCTATGAGTTCCACTACAAGGGCGAGCCGACCACCGGGCCGAAGCATATCGGCGTGATGGCGCAGGAGGTGGAAAGGACCCGCCCCGACGCCGTGAGCCGCGACCCGGACGGCATGCGGAGGGTGGATTATGGGCGGCTTTTTGCAGCGGGGAGGGAGCAGAAGTAAAGGGCAGCCGCGGCAAGACGCGCATCCGGACAAGACACAGGTGCGGAGGTGGCGGCGCCATTCCAATCAAAGTTCCATTCGTTTCGCGGACCTCCCATCGGGAGGCATTTTTATGGAGGCTATCTTGCCGAGAACAGGCGGAGTTTATTCTCCACCGGCCGGCACCAAGGCGGTGCCGAACACCACGATCCAGAGCGTGCCCTATAATGCGCTGATCGACGACCTCACCGCCGACGCCAATGCCGCGCGGCCGGTCACCGCAGGCGGGACGGGTGCCACAAGCGCCAGCGCCGCCCGCACCGCCCTCGGCGCGCAGGCTGCGAGCGCGGCGCTCGCGTCGATTGCCGGTCTCGCAACGGGCGCGGACAAAATGATCTACACGACCGCGGCGGACGCCTATGCGACGACCGCTTTGACGCCGTTTGCGCGGACGCTTCTGGACGATGCGACTGCCGGAGCCGCTCTTACGACGTTGGGCGTCTCAGCTTTTGCGCAGACCGTGCTCGACGATGCGGACGCTGCCGCGGCGCGGGCAACGCTAGGCGCCAACAACGCATCGAATCTCACGACGGGTACGATACCCTCAGCACGGATCGATGGCGCCTACGTCGATTTCACCCAAATCGCCGTAACAACGGATGGCGAAGCGGTCAAACTCATCGGCTCGGCGACGGGCGACCCCTATGTCGGGTTCTGGAAGGCGACGGCGCGCCAGGGCTATATTCAGCACCGCGACGGCACGGCGAATGGCGACGGTCTTCGTGTTGCGAACGACGTGACAGGCGACTATCTGTACCTATCGAATGTGAACAGCACCGATGCGCTGAAATTCTACGACAGCTCCGTGGCAGCGCATAACACGGTCTGGCATTCCGGCAACCTCGCTGCCGGCGATGTCAGCGCGCTCTATGGCTATACGCCTGCAAGCAATGCAGTACAGGTGATCGCCGGCAGCGGCCTGACTGGCGGCGGCGCGATTTCTGCGAACCGCACGCTGACGCTCGGCACGCCGTCGGACATTACCAACGCGACGACGAATTCTGTTAGCGGGACGAGTCATACGCATGCACTGGGCTTCGTCGCGGCGGAGGTTTATACCGGAACCTCATCCACGGCCACGAGTTTCCCCATCGGGACAGTGCTCACCATGGCGCAGAACGGCTCTAACCCTGTTAGGCAAGCGTCAGTTATCCCCTGCTTGTACAGTACCAACGCATACGTTCAAAGCGGCTATTCCGGCGCAGGCACAGCGCTTTCAGGTACTTGGCGTGTGCGTGGGATTGTCGCTACGGCTGATTGGCTTATCGTTCAAAGGACTGCATAAACATGACTGGTAGCTTGCAAGTTAGAATGGAGCTCAACGTGATACATGCGGTCATTGCGACGGCGGAGCCGGACGTTTACCAGCTGTCGATCAATATTACCGACCTGAGCGGGCAAACCTACGACTGCGAATATCTGTCGAGACCCGATGATAGCTTCGGTGTGAACCCCATCATTCGAAAATGGCTCGCCGACAATCCGAATTTTCCAATCCAACCTCACACACCGCCGGCGGCAGAACAGATACGCGCTTCCATGCCCTCACTTTCGTCGCGGCAGTTGCGTCTGGGACTCATCGACGCCGGGATTTCTCACACCCAAGTAACGGCTGCCATTGACGCAATGGCGTTTGGCCAAGAAAAGGATCGGGCGCAGATTGAGTGGGAATATGCTACCTCGTTTAGTCGATTGGATCCGCTGATAGCAGTCGTAGGTCGGGCACTCGGCTTAACCGACATACAAATCGATGGGATGTGGACTGCCGCGCGCGATCTTTGACGCGCTTTTCCAATGTTCCTTCAGTAATTCTGCACCGTCAAATTTTTTAATCTGCGCACTAGTACGGCACCACACGCCCAAGCGATGACGTTCTCTAGAAGGCAATTAATAACACTCCGCTGGTCAGGGGATGCCTAATCTAAAAAAACCAGAAAATCTTGTAACGCGTTTTTCTCCTTGCGTCGTTCCAGCACATCCGAAAGAACTTTAATCTTGTAATGAAGCCAGCTTTCGGAAGCTTCTGAGTTAACTTGTAGCACCCGAAAGTATATCTCAACCGCTGGCTGAGTCTTTCGTGTAGGCTCTTTGCTCCGTAGCGTTGCTCTGACCCCGAGCCCTCGGTGAAATCGTATGTTGGTCCGGGCACGTACACCACCAAATCGCGGACGACAAACTCTGATACAACATAGGATGCTAGACACCACGGATTTCCCAATTCGAACCAGCGTGCCATTAGTAAGTCTTGCGCACTGGCCCTGTAGATGCCGTAAATCCATTCTGCCGGAAACGTTAGGTTTCTCGGTACGCGCCCAGACAAATATGCTGGGGTGAAATCGAAGATAGATTTATCTGGAGATTTGATTCGATGTCCGTTCGGTCCAACTAGTTTTGTCGAGCAGGCCGCAAGCAACTTCATAGGCTCTCGATCAAGTGCTTCGACCAAGCATGCTAGGAAATCTAGAGAAGAGTAGTCATCGCACGCACGCAGACAAAAATATTCGCCTTTCGCTGCGCCAATTTGGATAGCGCGAGCGAAGTTTTCCGGTGCGCTCACATGCTGCTCGTTTCTGACCACGGTGAAGCGACGATCGGTTCTGCAGAACTGCTCAGCCACGCGAAGTGTGTCGTCTGTTGATTTATTATCAAGAATAACCGCGTGAAAATCTCTAAATGTCTGATCAGCAATGCACTGCAGACTCATCTCCAAGGTCCTAGCCCCGTTGAAAACGGGGAATACGACGACGACTTTTGATTTGGGCATAAGGTCCTCGGAGTTTGCAACGGCGCGACCTTCTCTGTTCTGATCGTTTGGAAGAGTCAATGAATTCGTCGCGCGCGGAACGCGCAGTTCGTCGTCGGCATTACTGAAAATTCAAGGACGGCGCGTTCGCGTCGCGTCGGTCCTTTCCGGCAACAAAGGTAACAATGATGACCCACATCATGCCTGCCGGTCGGCCACCGCAGGATCTACACCACGTTCAGGAGTGCGATCTTGGCACGGATCTAACTCGAGGGGGTCAGCTCTTGTCAACCTACCCAGCTGCAACTAAGGATGGGCCACTTTCCGAGGGGTAGAAATGGGTATCCGCGAGTTCAAAAGGCGCTTCCGCTTTCTTGTGAGCGGAGAGGAGTCCCTGCCGGGCTATCAAGCAGACGGCTTCCGCGTGACGAACAAGAATATCGAGTTCATGAAAGAGCCGAAATTTGCGGCTGCTTGGCGCTTTTCTGAAGCAGGCAACAGGGAAGCTTGGGCAAAGCGAAAACGGGTCCCAGACGTCCGATGGAGGGCTCACACCTGCTGCTTCGCGGCCCAGCGCGCACTCAAGCTTGACGGCGACTTCGTGGAATTCGGAGTGAATGCCGGCCTGCTTTCGATGACCGTGTGCGAGTATCTCGATTTCGGCTCTCTTGATCGGAAGTTCTGGCTTTTTGACACGTTCGCCGGGATTCCAGAAGGGAAGATGACCGCCCGGGAAGCAGCCTTGGCGAAACAGCGCAATGTTGGCATCTATTTTGATGTCTACAATATCGCCAAACGGAATTTCGCGAAGTTCCAAAATGCGGTGCTCGTGAAAGGCTTTCTGCCGCAGACGCTTGACGGAATTCCGATCAGCAAAATCGCGTATCTCTCGATCGATCTTAATGTCGCACGCTACGAGAAGGAATGCATCGATCGGGTTTGGGATAAGGTCGTCCCGGGAGCCAGCATTGTGCTTGACGATTATGCCTTTGTCGGATGCGAAGAGCAGAACGCTATGTGGAACGAGTTTGCCGCTGTCCACGGTCAATCGATATTGACCCTTCCCACCGGCCAAGGACTGATGATCAAGCAATAGGGAACGTTCGGCCTCCATTCATCATTGATGCACTAGCATCACGCGTGATGAAAAGAGGAGGCCTGAAAATGAAGGGTTTACCGTCCAAGCTTTTGCTCGCGGCTCTTTCGGCTGCCACCTTGGCTGTTCCGGAGGCGGGTTTTGCGCAAGACTTCGATCTCTATATCGGCCGCGGTGGGCCTCGCTACTACGAAGAATACCGGCCGCGCCGATACTACCGAGAGGAACCAGAAGCCTATCAGTGCACAACGCGCCAGGCGCTCTATATAGCTCGCCGCTATCTGCGTAATCCTAGAATCGGTCGTACATCGAACGATGTCATCGAAGTGAGGGGCATCGGTCGGCGAGGAGAACGCAACCGCATCATTTTCGGAGCTGAGCCGGGCTGCCCCAGGATTGGCTGATCTCTAAGTGGTCAGCCGACCGGCCGCGGGACGAGGGATTAGTAGCGATTCGTGTTTACCGAGTTTCCGATCGGCATGGAGATGCAATTCATCAAAGGGACAAACCGCCCCTCCCGGCGCGCGATCCTGCTGAAATTCGAAGCGAGCGTTATCTAGATTGCCTGCAACCTAAAACTGTTCTATGGCTTGCCTCTATAGGGTCTTGGGGGCGTAAATGGCAAACATTTCAGTAGCGTCGAATTACTCGCTCAACATGAGCGATTTCGATTTCAGCACGATCTATTACGGGACGTCCTACGTCCAGACAGGAACGCTCTTTCGGGTATATTATTCGAACGGTGTCATTGAGGATTTCCGCGGCACTGGCCTCACTTACAACGCCTATGGTGAGCCAATAACCGGCACGATCACGAGCTATGCGGCCTGGTACAGCGGACAGCAGCTCTTCAACGTGCAGGGGTCGGTCGCTGCTACGAAGATTGTCGCGGCCGCGCAGACCGTCGGTACCAGCGATGATCTTGGTGTCATCATCGAGGTTTTGAAGGGCAACGACACCATTTCGGGTGGCAACCTTGCCGATGTCCTCTACGCCTTCGACGGCAATGATGTCGTTACCGGCAATGGTGGCAACGACTTCCTCTATGGCTATGCTGGCAACGACACCATCATTGGCGGAACAGGCAGTGACAGGATCGATGGTGGCGTCGGCAGTGACACCGCCTCGTATGCCACCGCTTCGGTCGGGATTACAGCGAGCCTGATTGCGCCTGCGAGCAACACGAACGATGCCAAGGGTGACACCTACTATTCTATCGAGAACCTCCTCGGCTCACGCTTCACCGACCTGCTTGTCGGCAACTCAGCGATCAACATCCTCACCGGTGGAGACGGCAACGACACCCTGATCGGCGGCGCCGGCGGCGACAAACTCTATGGGGGTAATGGATCCGACACCGCCTCCTATGCCAACGCAGCAGCGGGGGTCATCGCTAACCTCGGCATGTCGAGCTCCAATACTGGAGACGCGAAGGGGGATAGCTATTCGTCAATCGAGGACCTGATCGGCTCCAAGAACGCCGACGAACTCTATGGCACGGCCGGCGCAAACAGCATCTCCGGCGGCGCCGGCAACGACATCATCGGCGCAGGCTGGGGCAATGATTTGGTCTATGGGGGAGCCGGGGCCGATAAGCTGGTCGGCGGCACGGGTGCCGACAAGTTTGTGTTCAAGGCACTTTCGGAGTCTGCAGGATCGACGTTCGATTCGATCTTCGACTTCATGACCAGCGAGCAGGACAGGCTTGATCTTTCGGCGATCGATGCAAGCACTCTGGCCGCCGGCAATCAGGCATTCGCGTTTATCGGCACTGCCGCGTTTACGGGTACGGCCGGGCAGCTTCGATACGTGAAGCAAGCCTCCGACACCTACATCTACGGTGATGTGAACGGCGACAAACTTGCTGACCTCAAGATCCACCTGGATGACGCCGTGACGCTGACGAAGGACTATTTCATCCTCTGATCGCGCTCACCGCAACTGCACAGGGAACCCCGCTTCGGCGGGGTTTTTTATTGCCTATGGGTAGACACTTCCTCTCACAAAAGATGGTGATGCATGGCTCGGAAAACTCTTCCCGTCGCCCTCGAACTCATGTTCGGGGATGAGGGCGGCTATTCGAATCGCAGCTCGGATCGCGGCAACTGGCTGCATGGTGCGCTCGTCGGCACGAAATACGGCGTCACGGGCGCCACGCTTGCGGCGCACCGTGGCGTGAAGTCGGTCACTGCGGACCAGGTCAGGGCAATGAGCCGCGAAGAGGCTGTCGACATTTACCGGCGATCGTTCTGGCCGCAGTGCGGCGGCGATCTCCTTCCGCCGGGGCTTGATTATGCCGTGTTCAATAGCGGTGGGATGTCCGGTCCTTCGAGAGCCGTGAAGATCCTGCAAAGTGTCCTCGGCGTGCGCGAGGACGGGCATGTAGGCGAGCAGACGCTCGGGGCTGTGCGCAAGTATCCAGGCGGCGTCAGCACGTTGGTCCATGCCTATTGCGACGCCTACATGCGTTTCCTGCGATCGCTCACGAATGCCAAGACTGGCTTTCCGGTCAACGGTCGCGGCTGGACCATTCGCATCACCGGCAAGGACCCGAAGGGTGAATGGGCTGATCAGCTGGGCGTGGTTGGAAATGCCGCGAGCCTGGCGGCTGACGCCAGCGGCCAGACCGTGGAGAAGCCGCAAACGCCGCCGGAGGCTGCCGCCAAGGCCGATAGCCGCGATACGGGCCTCCGCGAAATCCTGAAGAAGCCTGAGGCATGGGGGCCGATCGGCAGCATTCTCACTGCCGGAGGCGCGATCATTGCTGGCAACGGTCCAGTGCAGTGGGCGCTAGCCGCGATCATGGTTGCCAGTGCCGGCCTCGGGCTCTGGTATTTCGTGCGGCGTGTGCGGGAGGCGGGGTAATGCTCTCGAGTGCGCGCATGGTCGCGGCTGCGGCCATGCTGGCGGTCGTCGCCGGTGTTCTTGTCTGGATCTACCGGCAGGGCGGCGACGGCGTCAGAAACTCCGTCGAAAGGCAAAACAATGAAGCGGCGAAAAGCGCTGATGCGAAGCGCCTTGACTATGATGCCTGCTCTCATTCTGGCGGGCTGTGGAACTTCGGCGCCGGCAAATGTGAGCGGCTTGCGCGAAGTGGTCGGCGCTGACCTCGTCGGGGTTCGCGGCGCCACGCCGGCAGACCAGCGCAGGATAGACCGGACGGTCGTCGGCCTTTGTGCCGCGTCAGTCTGGACCAGGAATGAGTGCGTGAAGCACGGGGAGGGGCGGAATGGTTGATGCCACAGTCCACCAGCAGCTCGGGACGCTGATTGCCGAGGTGAAAAATCTGCGGGAGGACTTCCGCCGGTCGCAGGACAGGTCCGATGCCGGACGGGTGTCGATGGACCAGCGCATGGACGAACTCGTCGAAAGGGTTCGAACGCTCGAGGGATCGGTAACGCTCGTCAAAGAAGAGATCGCCGAGATGAAGCCGGTAACCGAGGAAGTTCGCAAATGGAAGCTGATCGGGATGGGCGCGCTTGGCGTCATCGGCATCGGCGGCGCGGCACTCGGCGTCACATTCGCCGATGTGGCCAAGCGGGCTCTGATGCTGCTCAGGGCTGCATAGTTTTGTTTGCCGGAGTTGTTCTGCTCGCCGGCTTCAACGCCGACTTTTGGATCAGTCGTCGTCGAAGAGGAGGAAGTCTCGGTAGCGTCGACTCGTCAGCCGCAGCGAGCGATCCGGCTCGATCACATAGGTCTCGTATACGCGACGACCGAACGGGTCGATGAACTGATGGGGCACGATACTGCCGACCGGCGCCTTGGTCAGTTTCGTACGCGGCTGGCCGCCATAGGTGATGCTGCCGGGAATAGGTTCAAGATAGGGCGAGTAGCCCACCGACGCCGTCGTCACCTCGCAGCCGGTGAGCAACAGGACAGTGCAAAAGGTGGAAAGTACATGTTTCATCGCAATCTCCGAGTTGCAGAGTTCCTACCGCGTCGGTCGAAGATATCGTAGTCGATGCGCCGGCTCGCCGGCCGGAACGAACGTTTCGGCTCAATTATATAGGTTTCCGAGGCTCGGCGCCCGAAATCTTCGAAGAAGCGGTGCGGCACGATGCTGCCGAGGCGCGCCTTGGTGAGTTTCGCGAGGTGCTGGCGATGTCGCAAGGTCGTCAATCGCGTCTCGTGATGAAGTCGTAGTCTATATAGCGGCGCACCAGCCTAAGCGTCCGGTCCGGCTGGATCACATAGGTTTCACGGGCGAGCCCGCCTTGCTGGGTGAAGAACTGATGCGGCACGATGCTGCCAACCGGCGCCTTGATGAGTTTCGTGCGCGGCTGGCCGCCATAGGTGATGCTGCCGGGGGTCGGCTCCAGTTCGGGCGGCGTGGTGGTGCAGGCCGCAAGGAGGAGCATGGCTGCGCAGGCGATAGCAGCTGATTTCAT